CGCGGTAACCCTTACGAGCGCGCGCAGGTTTATGAAATCTTGAATCGTATCGGCGCAATGTCGATCGACGAAATACGCGAGGAAGAAGACATGCTGCTATGAAAAAAGTAATCACACCAATGCAAATAACGGCGGCAGATTCAAACAGTCGCACAATCACCGGGCGCATTGTAACGTTCGAGGAAACTGGCAACGCTTCAATCGGCAAGGTTCAATTTGCAAGAAATTCAATTGAACCGACTGCGGTTTTGCTTAATCTTGAACACGACCGTACACGTCGAATTGGCAAGACACTTTCAATCGAATCAAATGACCAGGGCATTGACGCAACATTCAAAATTGCTGAAACAACTGCGGGCAACGACGCATTAGTCGAAGCGCAGGAAGGTTTGCGCGACGGGTTCAGCGTTGAAGTTTCATTTGACGAATACGAAACATTGAAGGACGGCACAGTCCGCATTCTTGCTGGTGAGTTGACAGGTGTTGCACTAACTAGCGAACCTGCAATTCGATCAGCACGCGTTGAATCAGTTGCCGCAACAGAAGAAGAAATTTCAGATTCGACAATCGAAACTGAAGCACCACAACCAACAGAAGGAGAAGACGAAGTGGAAGACACCGTCAAAGACGCTGCAACCGCCGAAACGGTTGAAGCCGCCCAGTCAATCACCGCAACTGCAAACGCAGTTGGTGGTTGGAAAGCAACACCACGAATCGAACTAACCGCTGCTAAGTACCTGGAGAATAAGGTTCTTGCTGCAACAGGTGACGAGACTGCACGTCAGTATGTTTTAGCAGCTGACAACACAACAGACAACGCAGGACTTGTTCCTACGCGTCAATTGTCCGAAGTAATCAACGGACTATCGACAACAATCCGCCCTAGCATTGAAGCGATTTCTCGCGGTACATTGCCTGACGCTGGAATGACATTTGAAATTCCAAAGATCACAGTTGCACCAACAGTTGCAATTGCTGCTGAAGACGCAATTTTTTCAGACACAGATCAGAACAGTGCGTTCTTATCAGTTGACGTCAAGAAGTTTGCTGGACAACAGAAATTCAGCGTAGAGTTGTTGACGAGGACTAGCCCATTGTTCTACGACGAACTTCTTCGCAACATGGTTGCTGCAATGGCTAAGGCGCAAGACGCTTACGCAAACGCACAACTAGTCGCTGGCGCAACTGCTGACGGCACAACAATCACAACCTACCCAACAGCCGCTGAATTGCTTGGCGTTGTTGCACGTGGTTCAGCAAGCGTTTATGCAGCGACCGCAGGTCTTGCAAATCCATTTGCACGCAACATTCTTATGAACACTTCACAGTGGTCAAACGTAATGTCACTCAACGATTCAGGTCGTCCGATCTATAACGAAGTGACAAACCCAATGAATCAGCCAGGCGTTGCAACACCAACTTCACTTCGTGGACGCGTTGCAGGTCTTGATCTATACGTCACTGCAAACACTGCTGCGACAACAGACACAGATGATTCAATTTTGATCATCAACCCTGACGCATACACATGGTACGAAGGAACTTCATACCAGTTGCGTGCGGAATCAACTGCTGACGGTTCAATCACCGTTGGTGTTTATTCATTCGGCGCAGTTGCGACAAAGATCGCAGCAGGCGCGTTTGGTGTAAATAAGGGTTAATTCCCACAACTAATCATGCGGCGGGTTCTCCCGATCTCGCCGCAGCCGATCGAAAGGAAACGGACATGCCAGCCATTGTCACTGCGAGTCAATTGCGGACGGTGCTTGGCGTGTCCGTTTCACTTTATTCAGACGCCTATCTTGACGAAATAATCAACACCAGCGAAGCCGTGATTTTGCCCATGCTGGTGGCAAACACTTCAGCAATTCAGTCATACAAACTTGAATCAAATGTTGCTTATTTTTACACCGAAAGAAATCATCATTTTGTGGCAGGTCAATCAGTCATTGTGACTGGACTGCCAGCACCGTTCACGGCGACACATACAGTCGTGACGGCAACGCCTTATTCATTCACCGCTGCATTGACTTCATCAAATGTCACATTGCGCGAGATCATTCCAATGGGCACTGCAACCCTTCAGGGCTATTCAGCAGCTGATTTATACGCAACCAGCGCACCAATCGAATCTGCAATTTTGGCAGTCAGCGTCGAAGTCTTTCAGTCACGCGTTGCCGCTGGTGGGCAGATCGAAGGCGTGGACTTTACTTCAACGCCGTACCGCATGGGGCGCAGCCTGACCAATCGTGTTTCGACCTTGCTTATGCCTTACTTAGACGTTGAAACGGTTGTGCAATAAGTGCCAGCCAATGCCGTTTCCGATACACGCGCAGCCTTAGCCAACGCCTTCAGCGCGTTATCTGCGAACGTGTACGCGAGCGTTCCTGAATCGCCAATTCCGCCCGCCATTGTGGTCGTGCCCGATTCGCCTTACATGGAAGTTGTTTTGATAGGCAAGGCGTCAACAAAGGTTAAAATCAATTTTGCAATCACCGCCATTGTTGCTTCAAATAGCAACGCAGGGTCATTAGATAACCTGGAAAAACTCATCATGGGAATTCTTGCGGCAATGCCCGCAGGATACGTTGTAGGTCAGATCGAAAAGCCGACGGTTCTTGAAGTGGGTCAGTCGCCCATGTTGGTTGCGGACATCAACGTTTCAACGTACTACACACAAACAACATAGGGGACAAAATGCCAACGACAATCATTACTGGTCGCGATTTAGTCGTGACCATTGCAACCGTTAACTATGACGCGCAGGCGACCAGCGCAGTCTTAGCAAATTCACCAACAGTCGAGACATACCAAACACTTGACGGCAAGGCTTACAAGCACATTGACGATCAGTGGACATTTGACATTTCAATGCTGGCTGACTGGGGCGCGTCAGGTTCATTGTGCGAAGCATTGTGGACTGCATGCGAAACTGCACCAAACACAACACTGGCAGTTTCATTGACTGCCGTTACTGGTGCAGTCTTTACATTCAACGTCATGCCAGTATTTCCAGCAGTCGGCGGGTCAGCACCTGACGCGCAGACAGTTGACCTATCATTCATAGTTGTGGGAACACCTACTGAAAACTTCAGCTAGGAATTAACAATCGGGAGAAAAAATGAAGTTACCAATAACAATTGAATACAACAACGGCGACCAAATCACCTACACGGCGGCACCGCCTGAATGGGTGAAATGGGAGAAGCAAACGGGTCACACCATTGCACAGGCGCAGGAAAAAATCGGAATTTCCGATTTAGTATTTCTCGCCTATCACGCTATGAAGCGCGAAGCCGCTGGGAAGCCAGTTAAGCCAATCGAAGCATGGACGGAAACCATTTCCGAAGTGATCGTCGGTGAAGCAAACCCAAAAGCCACCCAGTCGGAAGCCTAAGTCGAATCGTTTGGGAGATAGCCCTGGCAACGGGGCTATCCCCAAATGAGTTTGAAAGTGCCGAAGACATTTTGACGATACTTGAAATTTTAGAAAGGCGGGCAAATGGCAACTGAAGCGATCAGTTATGACAAAGCCGAATTGCGCGCCATAACCCGTTCATTCAAGGCAATGGACGAAGAAGCAACCAAACAGGCAAAAGTCATCAGCAGCGAATTGGCGGACTATGTTCGTTCAAGCGTGATCGACGCCGCGTCAACCAGCGGCACGAATCAAGCCGCGAAAGTCAGAATTGCCACTGGTGCGAAGGTTTCAAAGTCATCAAAAATTGGTGAGATTTCCTACGGTTTCGCAGCCCAAAAGTTTTCAGGCGGCGGCACAACGCAACAGTTATGGGCAGGTAACGAATTCGGTTCAAATAAGAAAAAGCAATTTCCAGTGTGGTCAGGTCGTGAAGGTCGCGGTTCACGCGGCTGGTTTATCTATCCGACATTGCGCAGAATCCAGCCTGAGATCGTCAAGCGTTGGGAAAACGCATTCGTCAAAGTTGTGAAGGAGTTTGACTAATGGCTGGCAGTCGTACCCTTAAACTCTCGATTCTTGGCGACGTCGACAATCTGAACAAATCGCTGAAAACCGCGTCAGGCGACGTCGACACATTTGGCGACAAGGTTGGCAAGGCAGGAGTTGCAATTGGTAAAGCATTCGCCGCAGCTGCTGCCGCTGCTGGTGCTGCCGCAATCGCAATTGGTATCGAAGGCGTAAAGGCTGCAATTGCTGACGAAAAGGCACAAACACAATTGGCGTTGGCGTTGGAAAATGCCACGGGTGCAACCCAGGCGCAGATCAAAGCAACCGAAGATTCGATTCTTCAAATGTCATTGGCGACTGGTGTTGCTGACGACGAATTGCGCCCAGCACTTGGTCGCCTGGTTAGATCAACGGGCGACATCACAAAGGCGCAAGATTTACTTTCAACCGCGCTGGACATCAGCGCAGCAACAGGCAAGCCAGTCGAAGCAATTGCAAATTCACTTGCTAAGGCTTACGACGGCAACACCGCTGCCCTGGGCAAATTGGGCGTCGGGTTATCTACTGCCGAATTGAAAACAATGTCATTCGAACAGGTTCAAGGTCGCCTGACTGAATTATTTGGTGGCGCAGCAGCCCGCAACGCTGACACTTACGCGGGACAGATCGCACGCGTTCAGGTTGCATTTGACGAAGCAAAAGAAACCCTGGGAACGGCGTTGTTGCCAATCCTGGACAAACTATTGAAGTTCATCAATGAAAACGCATTGCCAGCAATCCAGGCATTTTCAGCGGCGTTCAGCCTTACCGAAGGCGACGGGTTTGGCAAGATCATCACCGACGTTGGCACAACATTGAAAAAAACATTCACACCAATCATTGAAGGCGTGAAGTCCGCATTTGATAGCGTGAAAACCGCCGTGCTTAATAGCAAGGACGAATTTTCAGCGTTTTTCGAAGTGGTCAAATTTGTCGCGCCGATACTGGGCAAAGTTATTGGGGCACAAATTAAGGCAATTGGAAACATTGCCGAAGTTGTTATCACGATCATTTCAAAGGTTTTGGCTGCGATTAAGCCATTGTTGAACACTGCTATTGACGGAATCAATTTAATAATCAAGGGTTACAACTTAATTCAAACAGGTAAAGACATTCCAGCAATTCAAA